GTAGGCGGCACGACCTCCGGTCGTCCGGCCAACCTTCTTATAGTGGACGACCCAATCAAGTCTCGTGAAGACGCCGAGAGCATGACCCAGCGAAATAAGACTTGGAATTACTACGCTTCAGCCCTTTCTACTCGCCTTCAGCCAGAAGCAGACGGCACAACACCCAAGCAAATCATCATTCTAACCCGCTGGCACCCCGATGATTTAGCCGGAAGACTGATTGCTACCGAGGATTGGGCAGAAGGAAGGTGGAAACACATCAATTTTCCCGCAATTAAGGAGACAAAAAGCAATGCAAATGGCCAAGCATTGTGGCCAGAACGCTTTAATATAGAGGATTTAAGGCGCAGAGAGCGCCTAAACCCCCGCGAATTTGCCTCACTTTACCAACAAATGCCCTACATCGAGGGTGGAAACCTTATAAAATCGGAGTGGTGGCGCTTTTATCCTGAAGATTTAAGGCCAGAAAACTTCGTTGCGGTGGTGATTGGGGTAGATACTGCCTTTAAAAAGACGGAAAGCGCAGACTATTCCTGTTATGTCATCGCCGGAATAGACAGAACTGGCGATATCTACATCCTAAATGTCACACGCGGTAAGTGGGACTTCCCAGAACTCAAGCAACGTCTAGTCCAGATCAACAATCAGTGGCGGGGGAAAGCTCTTCGCGCCATGTATATAGAGGACAAGGCTTCCGGCCAATCCATTATCCAAGAACTTAAACGGGAAAGTGGCATGGCCATCATTCCGTACAAAGTTGTCCATGACAAAGTCTCGCGGGTCAGCGCAATACTTCCGCTCATTCAGGGCGGACGCATCTTTGTGCCAGAAAATGCAAGCTGGCTTGATGATTTCATGGACGAAACTGTTTCTTTCCCCAATGGCATCCATGACGACCAAGTAGACGCCATGACAATTTCAATCGATGTCCTGTCACGAACGTCTGTAAGTCCCGAAGCGTTCGAGCTGTCTGGTGATGTTTCTCAATCACTTAACTCTTTAACTGACAGTCTTGGTTCATCCTTGCGAGAAAGGGTGTCTAAGAAAATTCCAAAATTCAATGGCTGGGGATTGTGATCGGGACGACGACCAGCCCCTTAAAGGGTTAAAAATTTCACATGGCTGAAGAAGTTCAAACTAAATATCTCGGCTCACGCTACGAGTTACCACATTCGGGCGGGGTCGTTGTTGATCTTTCAGAGTTCGCAGAACGACTTGTGGGATGGGAAGATATTTCCGCTGACCTCACTGAAGATCAAGAGCGTCGTATTGTCGACTACGTTAAGTCGATGGTCGATATGTCTTACAACAAAATCAAAGGCCGATATTCACATTGGAAGGAGGCTGACAGAGCACACGATGTCTATGTTCCACCAGATACGACAAATTTCAGGGAAAAGGCTGTCATCGCTGACACACGCGCTGTCTCGGATACTGTTCTTACCTATCTTATGGCTGCTTTGGGTGGCCGTAATCCTATGTTCCAGCTTGAGGGTGTTAATCGTCAAAGCAGAGACGCGGCTCTTATCTTGGAAAGAGTACTTCACCAACAGATGAGGCGCACGGCGGGGGAAGCTCGCCTCGCACAAATGTTGCTTGATAGTGTTCGCTATGGTTTTGCCCCGACTAAACTCGTCTGGGACCAGAAGCAAAATCAAAACACCATCGTTAACTTTGATCCAAGACGTTGTTTCCCTGATCCCCGCGTTAACTGGGGTGACTGGGATAATATGCAGTTCATCGTCTTCTCTGACTTCCTCTCATACAACGCACTACAGCACAGCAGCCTCTACCCAAAACTAAAGAAGTTCCCACACCTCCAACATCTAACCGCACCAGCAAAGGCTGGCTGGTCTGCTCACCGTTTTCACGCAGAAGAAGGCAAGGGTCTTTCCATTGATCCAAACCAACCACATCAACGTGAACGGGCGGACCATGCATACTTTACTCTTGGTGACGCGAGGACAGTCGACGAAGCATGGGTCAGGATGTCTGGCCATGAGATTGGCATTCCGTCCATCGAACAGGTCTGGCTTCTTGTCACAATACTCGATGAAGACGTTGTCATAAGGTTTCAATTAAATCCCTATGGCAAACAGTTCCCCGTTGTTATCGGAGGACTTTATCAGGACACACATAAAACTTACGGCCAATCACTCTATGATGTGATGATGCCGATGCACGACATCGCTACTTACCTAATGCGGTCTCGCATCGATAACATCAGCGCGGCTCTTAACAACCTCATCTTTGTTGACCCGACACAAGTCAGTGTTCCAGACTTAATAGATAGAAACCCTTGGGGCGTTGTTCGAACTCTCCCCGGAACAAAACCTGGGGATGGCGTTTTTATCGCTCAAGTTCCAGATGTTACCAAGGGACACTTTAACGACATTGCTGCGATGGGTGAGTTAAAGCAACGCGTAAGCGCTGCCTCAGACGCGCAGCAGGGCGTTCCAACTCCAGACGTAAGAACTGCCACTGAAATACAGCGACTTACGCAACTCGGTTCACAACGGCTCGGTGTGATCGCCCGAATTATGTCGGCAACGACAGTCCGACCCCTCGTCAGAATGATGGTTGGAAACATTCAAGACGCCTTAACAATGAAAGGGGCGATCAAGCTCGATCCTCTTAACACGCCAACTCAGCTTTCGGCCAAGCAAGAAGACGGCTACCTCGATTACAGTGTGTCCGAAGACCTTCAAGGTGAGATTGATTACCTTGTGATAGACGGCACACTTCCAATCGAACCAACTCGAAACGCTGAGACGTGGATGCAGATGCTCCAGATCATGTCTCAAACTGGCCTCAACATGGAATACAAAGCTGGCATGATTGCGGAAGAAGCAATCAGGGCTATGGGTATTACAGACCTCGACCGTTTCCGTATTAGCGACGAAGAGCGCCAGCAGCAAGGACCGTCGCCGTCTCAGGAAATGGCAATGATGGAAAAAATGCGTGGTGCTTCGGTTCAGCCAAATGAGGAAGTCCAACGCAACGTTGAAGCTGGAAATCTCGTTCCAATGCAAGGAGCCGCTTAATGAGCAAGGAAGTCAAGGAAGCTCTCCGGTCTGACGTACCATTAAAGACACTTCAATATATTGATGCTGCTGATGACGAGATGATGTCAGAAGCCGAGAAGAAAATAGAGCTGGTAAAAAAAGAAGTCGCCACTCTCAAAGACGACATAGCCGCCTTAGTTTCAAACATTGATGAACTTCGTGCCGCCGTCGAAAACAAACCAGACGACAAATACGCTTTAACGAAAACTAAGTTAGTGCGGTTGATGGTCGATATGGGATATTTGAAATGAGTGAAACACAACCTACCGGAGAACAGATTAGATTTAGATCGTCTAAGTCTGGAGAACACGTCTTAGACACCTATCTCGAAGCAGCCGAAATTGGTAATCGCCAGCTATATGATATGCTGGACGATCTTTTTGATGGCAGTAACTCCGGTCTCTTAAAAACAGATATTTGGACGTTCCGATACGAAGAGACCAGTAAAAAATTACAGGTTCGTAGCGGAGATGCCTCGACGAGCTTCGTAGATATAACAAGTTTCTTTAAGGCACGGGGTACTTTCTCAAGCTCAAACACCTACCACAATCTTGATATTGTCACCGTAGCCAACACTGATGTTTATATCGTTGACGGCGTTGCCACTTCTGGTGTCACGTTTGGTAGCGAGGGCGCTTTTACCAGCGCAGCAACCACGACAAAATTGATAGACGTTTCGGGAGCCGCTGCCCAAGCCACGGCAGCAGCCGCTTCGGCTACCGCCGCAGCAACAAGCGCAACGGGTGCTGCAACATCTGCAACAACAGCAACCACCCAGGCTAGTACGGCGACAACTAAAGCGTCTGAGGCGTCTACGTCTGCAACGAACGCCGCGACAAGCGCGACGAACGCCGCTACGTCTGCAACAAACTCAGCAAGCAGCGCTACTGCATCAGCATCTTCTGCGACAAGTGCGTCTAGTTCTGCGTCAACCGCAACGACAAAAGCATCTGAAGCATCGACATCCGCTACGAACGCGGCATCGAGCGCCACTTCCGCGACAAATTCGGCATCAACAGCAACAACGAAAGCCTCAGAAGCCTCCACTTCCGCAACGAATGCAGCCGCTTCAGCGACAACAGCAACGACGCAGGCGGGAACCGCGACGACCCAGGCGGGGACAGCTACAACGAAAGCGTCCGAGGCAGCGACGTCTGCAACTAACGCAGCATCGTCTGCGACCTCTGCGGCATCGTCTGCAACTTCAGCAACCTCATCTGCATCGTCTGCAACTTCTTCTGCTTCTGCGGCAGCCACGTCCGCAACAAATGCGGCAGCCTCTTATGACAGTTTTGATGATCGTTATCTTGGGGCTAAATCTTCCGCTCCCAGCGCAGACAATGACGGCGCGACCTTAATTGTCGGGGCTATGTACTTTAATAGCACTAACGGTTCGATGCAGGTTTGGGACGGTTCTAACTGGGAGGAAACAGGTTCTTCTGTCTCAGGGATTAAAACTGATTTTATTTATACGGCGACCGCTAACCAAACAGTATTTAGTGGGAATGATACCGCCAGTAACAGCTTGGTCATTGACGAAGCTGGACTAATTAACGTTTACCTCAATGGCATCAGAATTATCCCGACTACGGATTATACGGTTAACACAGGTGCGAACAGCGTCACGTTAACCGCTGGCGCAGATGCCGGGGACCATCTTGAAGTAGAAGTATTTGGAAACTTTAATGCTGGGTCCGGTAACAACGTAGCCATAACCGGAGGCGCGATCAGCGGTACTAACGTAACAGTTGGATCGGGCAAAACTCTGGACGTATCAGCGGGTACCCTCACACTCGCAAACGATCAGATTAGTGGAGATAAAGTTGGTGGTGGCACAATCAATTCAACTTTTTCCGGCAATCTAACCGGCAACGTCACAGGCAATCTAACCGGCAACGTCACAGGCGATCTAACCGGCAACGTCACAGGTAACGCATCTGGCACAGCGGCTACGGTTACAGGAGCAGCGCAAACCAATATTACCTCGTTAGGCGCGTTAACGGCTCTTGATGTGAATGGTCACACGACTGTCGATGTCAACGGCGAGGCTATGTATGTCACCACTTCCGGTGCCGCAACTAATTCGATGAGGGTTATTGGAAGCCACGCATCTTACACAGGAAATATTTTGCAGCCGTGGTCAGTTCGAGCAGCAAACAGCGCCTTCGACTTCATTGAATGTGTAGGAAATAACGGGTCCGAAGTTCCCTTTCGAGTTCGTGGCGATGGGCAAGTTACGACTACTGGGACGATTGGCGTCGGCACAGCGGCCCCTGGCAGACTAGCCCATTTATCCGCAGCCGCAGCCGACACATCAGTTTTGCGAATAGAGAGTACGGGCAGTCATGTAGCTGGCGTTGAATTGCTTTCAGGGCATGGTAATTGGGGTGTCTACAATAGTGATACGGTTGCTGATGCTTTAGAGTTTCGAGACGACTCTGCCGCTGCCACTAGAATGATTATTAATTCGGTGGGTGATGTGGGCGTTGGGACCACTGCTCCTTCGGCTTTTGGCGGGACAACGATGCAAGTGCATAACGCTTCGACATATTCGGCGTTGTTGGTTTCAAGTAACGATCACGTTTTGCAAATGTTGGCGAGTGATACTCACGGGGCGCAAAGTATAGGGACCAGATCAAATCACGATCTCAATCTTACCGCCAACGATAGCGTCAAGGTGACGGTAAAGACTGATGGCAAGGTGGGTATTGGTAGTACGGCCCCGATAGCCAGTCTGAGTCTGGCGGCACAGTCGTCGGATACAGCCCTCTCAGGAACAGGCAATGCGGCGGGCTTGCATATGTATATGCGAGCTTATGGCATTAGTCAGATCGATAGTTTGGGGTCCGGGGGAAACAACTCGGGACTTAGTTTGCGGACTTACAATAACGGCACCTACACCAAGGTGATAGAAAACATCCAAGGCAACACGACTACCTTTCAGACGGCTGGCACCGAACGGGCCAGGATATCCACATCAGGCGAATTTTCTGTTGGGACGACTAGCGCATCGGGAATGATAAATGTTCAGGCGCCTAGCTGGTCAAAAAACTGTCTTTACCTGAGATCATCGACCAGTGGCGATGCCGACTTCTGCGGCATTGGCATGGTCACGGCTGGGACTGAAAGCGCAAATATTTTTACTGACGAAAGCCATAACTTTTACGTAACAAAGACTGGCGGCTTTAATGTTCGGTCAGGTTCCTCCGGTATCAGTGGGGGAACGACGAACTTCCAAGTAGATGTAAACGGCAACGTCGCAATGGGAATACATGGTGGCACCCTTGCAACTTTTGCCGCTGATAAATCAAACGGCAGCGGTCTTAGCATGGTTACGCCCGACGGTGATGCGCTACAAATTTACCAGCTTAAAACATCTGATGTGGAATCACATATCGGCTTTAAAAGCGGAACCGATACAAACTGGTACATGGGAACGGGCAGCGGCCTCGGTGGAATTGGTAGCGCAGGGGTTTATCAAACAAATACGGCGGCGGGTTGGACTAACGTAAGTGACGAGCGTTACAAAAAATCTCTTCAACCAATTACAAACGCGCTCGACAAAATTAAAGACTGTCGCGGCATGACTGGCCTTTACAAGACCGATCCTGATGATCGGGAAAGGCGTTCATTTCTTATAGCACAGGATTGGCTTGAAAACGATTTAGGGCCAGTACTTCCAGAGGTGGTTGACCAAAACACAACCGACGATGACGGCAACGAAAAATTAGGGATGCAGTACGACGCAACCATCCCGCTTTTGGTTGAGTGCATTAAAGAATTAAGAACCCAAAACCTCGCTCTTACTGAGCGGATTAACATACTCGAAGGAGAGTAATCATGGCAGCAGAATGGGTAATAGTGCAGGTCGATAGCCTCAACAGTGTCGGTGACAAATCCGATGTCGTTAACGTGGTTCACTGGGAGTGTAGAGATGTCTCAGAAGAAAACTGTCTAGGACGGGAATACGGATCAGTGGCCGTTCCGACAGACGATTTAGATGACTTCGTTGAATATGGCTCACTAACAGAAGACATAACCCTTGGGTGGGTCAAAGACATCATGGGCGATGATCTTGTAGAGCAGACTGAAGATAGAGTTGAGGCGCAGGTTGCAGAACAAAAAAACCCCACTCAGAAAACTGGTCTTCCTTGGGAATAATTCACAAACCTTTAAATAAGGAAACGTGGGATGAGTAGAGCGCGAGATATTGCAGACATAGGCACAGACGACAACATTGAGACGTCTGCGACTGAAACTATTTTTGAAGTCAGCAATGTCGAAAAAATGCGGATCAACGCAAC